ATCAAAGCCAGAATGAGCAATCAACTTACAGAAATGAATAAGAAAATCTGGAGATTGCGCAAGAAGTACGCAAAGCTTATTGCCGAGGAAATAGCCTCTGGTAATACTGCAAAAGTAAAAGAATAACTACCTACTAGAGGCTCTCTCCATTAGGTTGAGTATCAACTGAACCGCCCCATCAGCCTCGGCGAATTCTCCGCCTTCCACTGCTGCGTTTACTACCGTTCTTTTGTTATCTATTAGTGAGTAGATGTATTCATCTATGGTTCCACTCGTGAGCATGTATGTCGCTGTGACTGAACCCTTCTGCCCAATGCGGTGAAGTCTGGAGTATGTCTGGTCGACATCTGCGGGTGTCCAGGGCAGTTCCATGAACAGACACTCCTCTGACGAAGTGAGAGTGTGTCCAGTCTTTGCAGCCTGAATAGAAAGCACGATTACGGGTGCTTCCTCTACGGATAGCGTCTGGAACTTCCTCTTGTTCTCCTCTACTTCCTCGACCCTCATTCCACCCTGGATACGCAGGTCGCCGAACTTTCTGGCTATTTCCTCAACCACGTCTCTATGGTGTGCAGCAACAACGACTTTCTTTCCGTTATCCACTCTTTCTTGTATCCATTCCATCGCCGCTTCCATCTTGGCTTTAGCAGCCAGTCTCCTCAATACCGAAAGCCTGACCAGATGCTCGTTAGCTTCTGCTCTAATCATTGCTGACATAGCAGCGTTGTACGAAGGTAGTCCTTGCTCTATCGCCAATTGCCTGGCTCGCTCTGCGATGTACATCAAGATGTCTTGCTCTGCCTTAACGTAATCTTTCATCGCAGCAGCAGAACCATCAACGACTAAGCGACTATGGACTACTGGCGGAAGTTCTGATAGCACTTGGTCCTTGGTGCGGCGTATGTAGCATGCACCACGTAGTCGTTCGTTTAGTTCGTCTAGGTGTGAGTTGCCGCTTAGGTTCCACTGACCAAATCTGTCTTGATATGCGGCGCAATACCTACGATAGAAGCCCCATAAACCACCGAAGTCTTTTAGTCTCCCGAGTATGTCGAGTTGGCTTGCATACTCTGCTGGTCTGTTCGTCACGGGTGTTCCGGTTAGGCATAATACCGGCGTATTCTTTTTGCTGCTTCTGGCTATCTTTACTGCAGCTTTTGTTCTTTGTGCTGTTGATGTCTTGCAGTAATGACTTTCGTCGAATACGTAGGCACCGTGTTCCAGTAGTTGGGCTTGCCATGCCTGGATATTGCTATACCCAATTACAACCACATCATAAGAACCTTTGTCTGGGAATGTCTTTCTGTTCGTTACCGAACTCACTCTCCGGTGCGGCACCCACTTCGATATCTCGTATGCCCAGTTCAGTACGAGGCTTGGTGGACACACAACAACTGCCGGATACGTATCTCCATCTCGAGCCGATAGATACTCGAGCGTTGCTATTGCTTGGATTGTTTTACCAAGACCCATCTCGTCTGCGATGAACGTGCGTCGTGCATTGGCTGCGTACGCAACTCCGGCTTTCTGGTACGGGAGAAGTTCTCCGGTCAACCCAGGTACGACTATGTCTGCATCTGTCGACCTTGACGCTTCGATGAGCGTATTTATTTCAGCATTCACTTTCTTTGATATTGCCATCACCTCTGCGTCTATGGCAACATCGAAACCGTTCGCCCATTCGATGACTTGCGAGATTGATGACATCGGCGCACGCCATGAGTATCTATCGCCGTCCCATGACACGGCCGGCACTTTCTTTACTGCGGAGATGATTACTCGCTCGTAAGGGAACTTCATGTAAATCATGTCATCATGAAGCGACACACGCTTTTCGCCTTGTGATGTGATGCTCTTGGGCGCTGGGAATTTTAAAATATCTGGAGTTATCTCGAACTCGTACTTGAGGGCGAACTCACGGGCTGAGGAAATAGAAGTAATGGGCACACGCCAGACACGAGAAATCTTGTCCCATCTGGCCCCCTCTACTCGCTTCATTTCATTGACCTGCTCCTGCTCAAAGGGGAAGTCAAAGATAAGCTCTTTATTGTCCAGAAACATCCTCATTGGACAAGTCTATTCCAGAGGTGTAACCACTGACGGGCCACGTACGAGCAGCCATCGAAGGGAATAAGACGGTTCTCGTAGTGACCCGCCAGAGCCACCACGTAAGTCACCCTACAGATGCGGTATCAGACTAGCCACGAGATATCATGTAGTTCTTATGAACCAAAGCTACTCTCACTTTAAATGTGTTGTATGTGGGCTCCCCGTTGACCCATCCAATAACAACGTGGAAAGGCTTGGCGTTGTCTGGCTTAGGTCAAGCGGCAAGACCGTTAACCGGGTTGTAGAGGAACTGCACTCATACAAGCATGACTTCTGTAATGACAAGGGGATGACCGACTATGTCCAAGATGCTCTCTTCTAGAATCAAATCAAGGCTCTCAAACATACGGGCAGTTATCTATTGGAAGAAGAACAGTCTTCTCGCCCCACCATGTGAGCACTGTGTCTTCGAAGTCACAAAGATGCCAAACATTCGTGGCCGCATGAAGTACTACCCGATTTGGGTCACGTGCACGAATCCAGAGTGGGGCGGGCCGGCAAATGATGGGTGCCAGTGGGGAAACGTTTAAGTTATCGGAAGCCCCCCGTCTCCGGTTAAAGCGGGGCTCTGCCCAATTGTTAGAGGCTGTCCTCCAAATCTTCGTAGGCGTCCTTGTCAGAAATAAACTCATTTCCCTGGTCGTCGAACTCCTCTAGCAGAAACATCTCGTAATGAATCTTGCACCAAATGAAGTCGGTAACTAAACGTGTTTTTCCAATGTCAGAGCAGCGTTCGCAGTAAGTTGTCATACGGCCATCGTATCAGTCAAGGTACAAACTAGCCGAGTTATCTATTAGTGATTCCTTTCCGGAATGTTTTCGGTTTTCTTTGCAGCTAAGCACATTGCAGCTCCCACGCTGGCAAGCCCCGCTAGACACGGTTGACGACGGGGCTCTCCAGAGGCGCTGCCGAGAGCAGAACAAAGTGTGGCTAGTTTGTACCGTGCCTAGTATCGTGAGAGTATCCACACCAACAAAGGGGAAAACATGAATACCATGCAAAAGATAAAAGCCCAAGACCTAAAAGAAGGTATGAAAATTAGTTGTGTAGTCAATGGACTACAAGTATTTCCAGCACCACTGGAATTGACGGAAGTGATTATCGTAAAAGATGATGAGGACGCCGACAATTCATTCGTGGAAATTGAGGGATACACAATTACTGATAAAGAATTAGTGTTCTCATCTTTTTCTTTTGATGAAGAAGTAGAAGCCTTTTTGCCAAGTGCAAAGACGGGAACATTCTACGACTATCTGCCCGAAGGTAATTTCACCGAAGAAGATTTATGGTCAGCGATAGCCGAACAGCACGGACTAGACCCATCAGAAATTATGGACGGCGATTTAGCCGAGTGGCTTTAGTAGTCACCACTAAATAGTTATCTATTAGAGAGAGTGACCTACTTCGGTGGGTCACTCTCTCGCTGTATGTATGGACGTAAATAGTTATCTATTAGTAGTAGTGACGTGCATAAATAGTTATCTATTAGTAATAGATAACGTCTAAACCTTATTGCGATACTGCCATACGTGAACTAGTGGATACAAAGTACCGAGACACTCTAAATCTATTTCTTCATTATCTATATCTGGAGTAGTGCAGAACATACTCGCTTTAGCGTCTATCCCGTTATAGTTGTCTGGGTAGTTCTCTCTTACCGTTGCCACAAAATCATCAAATTGTTTTCTTCCGATATTCGCAAGTAGTGCTAGTTGGCAAGCGAATAAATCTGGCTCGGTAATTTTCGGCATAGTTAGAGATAGTGTCGCGCGATTATTTCGCTTTACGTCTTTCCAATTCTTCCCAAATTGTTCCGTCAATACTTGCTTCACTTCTTTATGTTTTATTCCAAAGTGTTTTGCAATATCGCATACTGGTACTTCATCAAGAAACATCTCACATATGTATTTATACAATTTGGAATTGAGCGATATCTCGGTCATGGCGTTCCCCATAGTTATCTATTAGTAATAGTTATCTATTAGTAGTATTTCGCTTTCGCCTCTACGGGTGAACAGGGCTATCGCTTCACTGCGATTTATCGTTCGCTCTAGGACTATCGGCTCATCTCCATCACGCGCTAGACGTTCTGAAAACCACTTTGCCCTACTCTGGTCAAGCGTCCATGAGAACCCATCTTCGTTCTGCCCTGCAATGCACCCACGATAAACGGTAAATGTTTCTGGTAGTTCTTTGTACTGCTCGTACTCATCAGCGTCCATCATCAAGTGACGGTCACTCCTATCGGCGGTAAGTAGTTCGTGGATTAGGTATTTCTCTTGCCACATATTTTCCGTGCCGATACATACGTCAGCGAGTAACGCCCAATACTCGGCGTCAGTAAGTAGGTTCTCAATAGAGTCAAAAGCGTTTATTCGGTATGGCTTTTCGTGAAGATAAACGTAGGTGCTGTACTGCTCGTTCTCTATCGCTCGCTCTATCGCGATTTTCTTTTGGGTATAGAGCAGATTTATTGTCGCTGTATCAAGTACGCCAACGATATGCACGTATGGGTGAGATACGCGCTTGCCAAATACTTCACACTCCACAACGTAGTCATGTAGTTCTTCTAGTAGTTCTTCCATGTCTCTAAATGTACCAGTGACGTATCAGAATTGCAATAGTTATCGGAAGCCCCCCGTGTTCAGCCAAAAAAATAGCCAAAACAAAACAGAAGGAAGCCCCGGCAAAACTCTGGCGCGCCCACCAAAAGAGGTGTGCTTGCCCTCAAGGTGCGGGGCTCATGCTGGGTTGGTCGAATGCCGGTCTGTCCACGTCACTATCGAACAGCGGCTAGTCTGTACCACGGGTGGTAGGCTGCGCGTGGCGCAAGCCACCAACTGAAAGGGGACAAGATGAAGAAGACAGTCGAGTGCGGTGTCTGCGGACACAGCGAAGCAACTCACTACCACGAGACCGAGACTGTTCACGAAAGCGGACAGGGCGAGTTCATGTGCTGCAGTTGCGACCACGGCTCGGGGGTTTGCCAATGAGAAGGACAATCGAGTGGCGGCTCACCGAAGCTCAGAAAGAGGCAATCCTTCGGGCAATCATTCACTGCCCGACAATTGTCGGCGATGGCGAGGAAGAGCTCAGTCGACACAGAGCCAATTCGGCTCGAGTGTCGGCGGAGCTCGAGAAACTTGGCTGGAGTGAGGGCTCTCTTTGGGAGTACCTCAACGGGGACACCCGCCGAAAGGCGAAGTCTCGCTGAGCTGCTCGCGGGGGTCTCGAACCCTCCGGGCACTCGCCCAGCAAGAGCCCCGGCTAAACACGAAACACGCGGGGCTTTCCCCCGAAGGGGAAGGCTTAGGCGTCACGGGGGGCTTCCGATAACTCTGGCGCACCCTCTCGCTTCGCTTCGGGCTTGCCCACAAGCGAGCCGACTATCTCTAATAGATAACTCACCTATCTCTAATAGATAACTTGTCAAGTGTGTACCTTGTCCAGTATGATGATTACTAATAACCACTAACCACGAAGGGAATAAATAATGGAGATTATGGAACTAGCCGAGCGAGTAGAGAGTGAAGTAAACGACACTCTCGGGTTTGACCTAAAGCAAGCCCTACTTGTATCCGTTACAGACGGACTATTTGGAGTTCACTTGTCAGCACCACTTACTCACGGTGATGTCTATGAACTATTGGAGAGCGAGGCTTCATTGGAGTTGGCTAAGCGTTCGGAGTATGTCGCTATCGTTACTTGCGGTTGGGCTGCGCCTATCCGAGACAATGATGATGATGATGACGCAGTAGCACCAAGCCAGCACCCAGAGCGTAGGCGTGTCCGTCTAGTCGTACTTGCTAGCCGTAGTTCAGTATCCAGCGTGCTTCGCTTCAGCGATACGCCTGATGAAGTAGTTACTGACGCAGGCAAGGCTACGGGTTCACTCGCAGACGCTATCCACCAACTCATATCTAAGACCGTTAGAAACTCAAACTAACTACTAATAGATAACTCAACTCACGCCACGACACTCACCCCCCGAGTGTCGTGGCGTTTAGTTATCTATCACTAATAGATAACTCACCCACCAACTCACCCGAGAGCGCACCAACGAGCCGACGGGTCGGAGCCCCGCGCCAAAGCGTTTTCATCGGGGCTTTCCCCCGACAGGGGACTGCGCCGTAGACGGGGGGCTTCCGATAACCACATCACTCTTGTATCCTGTTCGTGCGTTCTATCACTAATAGATAACTCGGATAAAGGGGTAGTCAAATGGATAACGAACAAGCACTACGCATAGCCCTCGCTATAAAGACTTGGGATAGCCACGCTCTATGGGGTGGTGACTATGTCAGTAACAGTAGTCGCACTCTGAACGGTCAAGACTTCATAAACCTTCGCACACTCACCGACATAATCGCAGATAGAAATGATGATGATTATGAAATTGCTAATCAAATAGTCGCAGACGTTGTTAGCAACAGCGACACAGTTACATTTTCTAATGGTGACACTATGCCGTTCGTAACTCTGTGTTGGCTTATCGGCACAATTATTGAGGTAGACCGTGAGTATCAGGCTCTAAGTGTTACAGACCGTGAAGCGAGTATTCGTGGATACAACACAGTCATAGACGCATTAGAAGAAATGAAAAAAATAAATACTGATGATGAACAGACTGAATAGAAAAATAGTTATCTATTAGTAATAATCCACTATCACTAATAGATAACTTTGCGATTAGTAATCGTCAGAGTACTCACGCTCGTAGTAGTACTCGGTGTACCTATCCTCTTGCGCTTTCACGATAGACGCTTCCTCGTTCCAGTGTGAGTAGTCACTGATAGACGAGTGACGTTCATTGTTCCCACTACGGCTCTGCTTGCGTTCCTCGTAGTAACACTTCTCGCACCATAGGTTGTCGTGCTTGTCCACAATGAAGCCAAAGGGCAGGTCAGTTCGCTCATTTAGTTCTGACCAGTTTGCAGGCTCGTCACAATACACGCACTCGGTCATACAGGTATCGGTTTCGTATTCAGTGCTCATAATTATTTCTCGCTTCCTTGCTTCAGTTTTCCAATGATTACAGCAACCCATAGCGGACTAGATAGAAATAATGCGCTTAGGAATACTTCTGTGATGATGTTCATTTTTTCTCCTTTGGTAGTTATCTATTAGTGGTTAGACGTTCTTGGCGCACGTTGCACCCATACCACGGGCAACGCTCTTTGGGTCGGTAAGGTCTGCACCGCAAATAATGCACATTGAGTACAGCAAACCCAATTCAGCACACTCCTCAACCGTCATACGGTTGTCTGGTGTCAGTTTATAAATGCCACCACGCTCGTACTGAAAACGCTCTGACTTGGTGGTTGCCTCTGGGATAAGACGCATAGCGTAAAGGTTGCCACTTTCCCTGCTTCGCTTCACACGGAATACTCCGTCAGCGTTTCGGTACATACCAATTTCAGTTACAGGATTAGCCTCTGCCTTTGCACGAGACTTGTCACGTTCTACGCCCTTCTCAACGGCTTCTATCTGCTTGATACTTAGCGTTCCGTACTTGCGGAACGATAAGAGCAAACTCGCATAAAACGAGTTGCCTTCATAGTTGAGTTCTAGATACGAGACTGCCGTATCTAGGCGGTTGGTTGGAACTTCGCTCATAATGACCCCCTGTGTGGTTGTAGTGGTACTACAAGCCTAGTAAGTCATTTACAGACTTACCAGTATTTGAGAGTTATCTATTAGAGATAGTTCGGGTATCAAAGTTATCTATTAGCGGAACAGACCAACAGACGTAGTGTGGGCTTCTCTGGTCAAGTGTCCTGCCGTAGTCAGCCACAGAGCGAACTCGTTCACAGCCGTTACAAGTTCAGTCATTGAGACACCCCACTCCTCGCATTGGTTGTCAAAGTGACCACCTGCGATATCGCCCCACACAGCCTCTACGGCTTGCGCCCCAGTCGTGGCGAGCGTGAAATAGTTTTCTGTAAGTATTTGGATTAGTTCGTTCGTTCCCATTGTTCCAGCATACCGACACGAAATCCCTGCGAGTTATCGGAAGCCCCCCGTGTTCGGCTAAGACTTTAGCCCGCCCCCGTCAGGGGGAAGCCCCGGCAAACACACCCGCCCGCGGGGCTTCTCCCCAGCTCGGCACCTGCGCGTCACGGGGGGCTCCCGATAACAAGCCCAGACGATTCACTGGCGCGCGCTCACGCGCTTGCCCACACGTGAACACGGCGCAATCTCTAATAGATAACTTGGCTAGCCTGTACCAGCGCTGATACTCTAATAGATAACTACTAGTGAAGGGAACACACGACATGGGCAGAATATTCGCAGATGAATTGAGTGGGGGTGAGTTTGGGCTAGGACTTGCGGAATCAATCCGTATTCACTTGGCTCACAATCATTATCCACCTGTGCCAGCGTCAATGGTGCCAGTTTGCATTGACGCAATATTTGCATACAATCAGGGTGACGGGCAACGTCTTATTGAGTTGCCTGCAAACACTTCATGGCGCGGTCAGTCAAGCGCTCCAGCAATCGCAATCATTGAGGCTCATCACCTAGATTCATGGTGCGAGTCTGAATACGATGAATACGATGACAATGAAGGGGGTGAATAATTATGGATACAGATTCCGAGGTAATCACGTGCCTGAATCACGATGACCCATTCGACCCTTGCGAGGGTGAGGTTGAGTATCAGATTACCCTGCCAGTGCGTTACTACAATTCAGGCGCAATGGTGCGATTCCCACGATGCGCCAAACACTTCATTGCATATTGCGATGCTTACGATGAGCGCCAAGCACAAGAGGAACGCTATCGCGCAAGCCTCTACTGCGAACACGGCACGTATGTCGGTGACGCGTGGGGCCCTGATTACTTGTGTGGGCGTTGCGAGTCTGAATGAGCGTGAAGTTATCTATTAGTGACTAGCAATCTCTAATAGATAACTCTGCAACGTGCGGGCAAGCGCGTTAGCGCGCGCCAGTGAATCGTCTGGGCAATCGGGGGAGCTCCGAGCGGGGGAAGCCCCGCGTGAGAGGCTGAAAGCCGGGGCTTATTCCCGAGTAAGAGGCTCTGGCTGGACACGGGGGGCTTCCGATAACTTTCTGCTGTTTTTCTTTCTTTATTTATTTCCGTGAGGGTGCTTGACTTTCTTTCCAGCCTTTCCTAACCTAATAGATAACTACTAACCACAAAGGGGATACACAATGAACACAAAGGAACTAGAACGTCAAGAGAGAATAGACGCACACTATCGGGCGTTAGCAAAAAACATTTGGCTATTTACTATTGCAAGCGTCATTATTTCACTGCTGATTTTTTTCGGTATGTCTAGTCCGTCTTACTCTTGCCCTAATATCACGGTCACTGTCAAGCAAGGTGACACGCTTGACGGGATTATTCGTGAACACTGTTCAGGTACTTACACTGACGCACTTGACGATATGGTGAGCGAGTACGGCACGACTATTTATGCAGGGCAAGTAGTCATACTGCCAAGCGATATCTAATAGATAACTATTTGGCTAGTCTGTATCTCTACCGATAACATTTCACACAATAACTACTAGACACAAGGGGCAAGCAATATGGGTTACACGCATTACACCTACCGACCTGTAAGGAACGCAGGTTCGGCGTATATGTTCGGCAAATTAGCGCTAGACGCTAAGACTATTTGCGATTATGCAAATGCAAATGGAATTCGTATCCGTAACGGCAACGGCGAAGGCGAGCCAGAATTTACGGAATTTTATTTTTCCATAAACGGTGACGCCGAAGCCTTTACAAGTGACGGCAGAGATTTAGCCCATGAGAGTTTTTATTGGGCAGGAATTCCAACACAGTCCGAGTGGCGCAAAGACGACCCAGATTTTTTTGAGTTTTGCAAGACTGCCTACAAGCCCTATGACGCCGTAGTGACGGCAATACTTATTCGGGCTAAGAGTATCTACGGCTCTTGTGTCCGTATCTCATCTGACGGCGAGTGGCACGAGTGGCAGGCAGGGCGTGATATGTACGAGGCGATATTTGGCGAGGTTGCCGAGTGTCCATTTGAGAGGGCGAGCGTATGAGCGCCGAGAACGTGAGAGAGCGAGCGACACTGTCTAGCACCTGTTCCGAGTGTGGGCGAGTGTTTGACCTGCTAGACGATACAGACGCACAAGAGCACGCCTACGGGCACGACTGCGAGGGCTAGTGCTCTGGGGTTATCTACTAATAGATAACTATTCCACCAATACAAATAAGCACCTGGCTCGACGCAAGCGCAACGGAGCCCCGCTGACGACATTTGACGCGGGGCTCCAACTGGCTCGCACGAACGGGCGTTCGCAGGCACAACACGGGGGGCTTCCGATAACTTCGCCCGACCCCACGACTTTCGTGACCTCTTTCATTTGCTCTTTATTATATTGACGGTGGTGGAAGACCCTCTATCTCTAATAGATAACTGTTGGTGTGGCTAGTCTGTACCTTGACTGATACGCTGACATCACTCCCGTTGTACCACCACAACTAGACCCAATGGGAGTGGAGAAAAAAATGAGTAAGTCCCTATCCGTGAAAGTCAAGGTGAGTTCGCTCATCAAGGCTTTAGAGACAGCGTTGGCTGACCGTGAGAAACGGTATGCCACACAAGAAGCAGAGCAAGCCAAGTACGAAAAGGCTGTTGAGGCGTTCAACCTCGCAGTTCTTAGAGCAGTCAAGGCTGGCAAAGGCGAGATTGAGGAAGTGTCCAAGAACTACTGGTTTGACCGACAGAAAAAGAAAAAGGGAAAGTCATCTTTCTCTGTGACTGTGTTGCTTCCTACAAGCGCAATCCCTGCTGAACCCGAAGCACCGAGAGATTATTCGGAACATCAGTACAAGCGTGAGAAAGACGACATCACGCAGGCAATCCGTGTGCTGAAAATGACAGACCAAGAGTATGTCAATGCCAGCACCTACAAGAGCGTGGCTGAATACCTGTAACCCCTTCCAGAGAAAAGCCCAAAGGGCTGGTGGGCAAATCGCCTGCCAGCCCTTTCTCCATTATTGGG